GCCAGCCAGTACAGATTGTCTGAAGCCGGTGAACTGGTGGAAGTGAAGGAAAATGGCGAGTTTGAACACGATGAACTGACCGAAGGCAGCGCAAAGAAGAAAGTACTGACTTTTGGCCGATCCTTTACCTTTACCCGTCAGATGATCATCAACGATGATCTGGGGGCCCTGACCCGTATTCCAGCTCTCTATGCAGCCGCTGCTAAACGTGGCATCAACCACCTTGTATATCAGCAGCTGACCGCTACCGGAAACTACTCTACTAAAAATGGTAATGTAGCATCTGCTGCTGGCGCGCTGTCTCTGGATACTATTAATGCGGGGCGTGTGGCTATGCGCAAACAGAAGAACCTGCGCGGAGAAGCCATGCTGAACATTGTGCCGAAATTCCTGATTGTTCCTGCGGAACTGGAATTCAAGGCCCGCCAGATGTTGACTTCTACTTCTGATCCGAACAGCAATAACAGCGGCGTCGTCAATCCGCTGATGAATTCCATGCAGGTCATTTCTGATGCGGAACTGGATGCTATCGACAATGCAGCATGGTACATGGCGGCCGATCCGATGCTGATGGATACCATTGAAGTCACCTATCTGAATGGCCAGCAGACCCCGACGATTGAAAGCCAGATTGCTTTTGATACGCTGGGTATTCGTTATCGTATTTACATGGATTATGGCGTAACGGTACTGGATACCAAAGGCTTGTACAAGAACGCCGGGAAATAAAGTAAAGGAGGATATGAAACATGGCTAAAGCAGCATTTGCCCGCAAAGGGAATGTAATTGATTATAAAGCCACCAGCAACGTGGCGTATCTGGATATTGTCCCATTTACTGGCTGTATCGGTGTAGCTGAAATGGATATCGCAGAGGGGGACTACGGTTCCGTTTCCATCGCGGGGGCTTATGAGATGCCGAAAGCAGCCGGGGCTATTACAGCCGGTGCAGTTGTGTACTATGACACAGCCAACAATAATATTATTTCAGCTTCCGGAGAAAAAACAGTGGAAGCCGGCATTGCCCTGGAAGACGCCGCCAGTGATGCCGCAACCGTAGTGGTTCGCATTGGCTGACTTCAAGTCCATCATCAAAGATGATATCTCTGATGTCTTTCTGAATGCAGAGGAGTTTGCTGAAACGCATAACCTGAATGGCACAGAATGTATCACCGTTGTGCAGGAGGTAGTCATCAATGATGATCTGACCACAGAAACCGCAGCCGCAGCCAAATATACCGACGCTATGTACGGCAGCGGGTGCGTCATCAATGTCAAAAAAGAAGATTTGCCCTATGTTCCGCAGACCGGAGATACCTTCCGGGTAGATGGGAAGTATGGACAGGTGGTTCTCTGCAAAGACGACGAAGGCGTATTGACCATTACATGGGCGGTGAATGAAACATGATTGATATTGATGTGCGGTGTGAAGGCGCTGCTTTGCTTATCCAAACATTGACGGATGCCCCGGAAAAAGCAAAACGGGTAGTCAGCATGAGCGTCAATAAAATTGCCCGCTCTGCCCGTACGCAGATGGCAAGAGAAGCCAACAAAAGATATTTTGTCAAAGTTGGCGAAGCCAGAGATACGATTTACGTTAAAACTGCTCACGGCGATAACTTAAAGGCAGAACTTACCAGCAGAGGGTATCCTATTTCGTTGGCACACTTCAAAGTTTCACCGAAAAAGGTTCAGCATAAGGGCCGTAAGAATAAAAAAATCCGCGCTCGCGTTAAGCGCAATGGTGGCGGTGCAACGCTGGACCAGGCGTTCATTACGGCTATTGGCAGTGGCGTAGGTGTTTTTGAAAGAGATGGGAGAGCCAGAAAACCGATCCACAAATTGTTCGGGCCGTCTGTTCCATCTATGCTGAAGAATGAGGAAATTCAGCAGGAAATGGAGAAAACTACGACGGAAAAACTCAACAAAGAGCTGAACCGTCAGCTGGCCCGGATTATGGGGAAATAAGGAGGAGATACTATGACCGCTGTTATGCTGGCCAAAGCATTAAAAGCGTTACTGGATGAGAAACTGGCCGCGTATACATATACAGATTCTTCCGGGAAAACGAGGAATATCACCACGTATACCTATTATCTGGACGATAAGCAGCCTGGGAGTGAAGAAGTAGCCCCCTATATCGTGATTCGCCCGGTTTCCGGTGAGGATGATGTGGAAAATAGCACGGCTAAGTGCATTATTGTAGCTTGTGTGAGAGATGAAGTAGCCGAAGCCGGTTATTTAGGCGCAGTCAATCTGATTGAGCGCATCCGGCAGATCCTTTTGACCACGGGTACCGTTGGTAAAAAATTCCCGCTCAAGAAACCACTGAAATGGAGTATTGATAACGAGCCAAACCGGCCGTATTACAGTGGCTATATTGAAGTGGATTACTATGTGGGGCATCTGGATGACTTCCAGCAAATGCCCTTTTTGTATGAATAAAGGAGAATAACATATGGCTGATACAAAAGCAGCGGAAGGCGCTGCGAAGACAACGGATACGAAAACCGCAGCTGCAGCGGAAGCAAAGAAAGAAAATGCAGTAGT